ATTGTGCGTAAATTATATGCCATTGTGTAGTTCTCCTTTGTGTTAACTATACATACATTATACGATCATTATTAGGGAATGTCAACCTATTTTGGTTAACTAAAGAGTGCTAATTTCGGTGGTAACGACGGAATGTTTTCTAGTGGCACAAAGAACAAGTCCATCTCGCCTCTTCCTTCTTTGTGTTCTTTGAGGTCAATCCAACCGTTTATTTTGCTCACACAACGATAATCAAGTGTGTCAAACAAGTCCGCAATGTCTTTGCGAGCATAGTCAAACTTGCGACATTGTGCTTCAACCAACTCCAACTGTAGTATAGGTCTATTGTGTAGTATGGTTTGGAGTGCGCCTTGCAACACAAACAGTTCATAACCTTCAACGTCTATTTTGATGAAATCAACACTATCAAAATTATATGAGTCAAGTGTGCGAACTTGAACAGTTTGTTTGACTTTTCCAGTGCCTCTTGCTCTAGGGTTCTTGTCATAGTGTGTGACGTGATTGTGTCCACCATTGCGAGGATGTGTTATGATTTCAGTAGAACCTGTGTATTCACCCAAGGCTTCAGTGTGTAGTGTAACATTTCTTACACCATTGTCCCTAACTGTGTTGTGCCATAGTTGTTGTGCAAGGTGTGTTGGTTCAAAGCATTCTACTGTGCGAAAACGTTCTGCATAGTGTATGGCATTACAAGCATTGTTTGATCCAATGTCAATGCAACGTCTCCAACCAGATACTAGCGTTTGTGCAAAGTCCCAATTGGTTGATTGATATTGTCCGTGTTGAAGTCTGCCTTCATACATAGTGTCGCCACGCTCAATCCAATATGTTTTGCCATTCTTTGATTGTATAGGCTCAATGTTAGTGGTGTTCATTTATTACAACTCCTAGGCAGTATTGTTATATGTATTTATGCCTTCTTTAATTATTGTGATAATTTTCAAGTGTGTATTCAGTTTGCTCAAAGCCTAGGAGTTCAAAACTCTCACCTTCAATGTATGCATCACTGTTTACAAGGGCGTTTATTTCTTCTGAACGTGGACCTAGTATGCTAAGAACATCATCTCCACCGTCGGCATTGTCAACTTCAATTTCACCATCAACAACTGAATATTCAGCATTCATAGTGCGTTTAAGGATAATTTGGTTAGTGTCTAAAGTCCAACCAATCTGTTCAACTAATTTACCGTATGCCATTTTGTGTGCCTTTTGTTGCCTAAGCATTATTGCCTATGTATTAAGTATAGCATCATTACACAGTTTGTCAACCTTTTAGATTAAGTTCGTATCTAATCTTAGTGTATCCATAGTCTCTATTACGACCAAAAGGCATTGTGCGCCATCCAGCATTGTCTGGTGTCCAACCTTTAGTCCAATCGTCTCTACAGAATTGATCAGTGCTGTTTGGTCTTGGACCTAGTTCACTAAGCCAGGACTTAAAGTCTAACCAGTCTGGATGTACAAACGTTTCTTCTTTACTAGCTTTGTTAAATGCGTTGTACCATATGCGCCATTCGTTAATATATTCTTTTCTAAGTGTCATTTGCGTTTCTCTATTGTATTCATTACTTCTCTAACAACCATTAAGCATCTCCAAGCAATTCCTCTATGCTTCATAGTGGGCTTGTTGATGTGCAACACATTGTCGTAATAGTCGTAATACTTGTTGAGTGTTTCTAATCCTTGAGTTACTGCACCTATTTGATGTAGGTCAAAGTAGTCAGGCTCTTGTTGGTGTAGATCCAGTAGTGTTTCTAATACACCACGCCATATCACATTGTCCATTTGGTGTAGGTATTTGTTCCAAATAAGTTTGTTGTTAATACTAATTGAGCCTTGCTCAGCAACTATTTCATTAAGTGTCTTTTGCATATGACACATAATAGTTACGCTAAGTTCGGCTGTATTACTCATTTCTGCTTAGGGGGCTTTACTACTACTGTGCCACTGTCTACAATCTTAGGCTTCTTTGGCATCGTCAACAGTTTCCTCTTGTTGTACTTCATTCCAAGGCAAAGCTTCATCACTGTTAGTAATGCCAGTGTCGCTCATCTGAAGTAGGTTCTTAGCGAGGAATATTTGTACTGCCGCACTCATATTCACACAAGCGTTTTTGAACATTGCACGTCTAAGAGTTATCTTCATCTGCTCTCTACCTTTTACAAGATTGTCCGCAAAGTTATAACGTAGAGTGTCTTCTTTTACACCATAGAAGTTTGCAATATCTCTATCAGAACATCCAAGTTCTGCAAGGGCTTCTACTTGATCAGGAGGGACTACTGTTTTATTCCTACCAACAGTAAGTCCAGTAATGCTTCCTTCCACCAGTGTCTTTGGCTTTGGGCCAGTTTTGCTATTGTCTATTTCCATAAAAGTATTTATCAAAAAAGACAATAAAGTGGTAATTTATGACTTCTTTGCTTGCTTACGCTTCTCTGCCCAAGTCAAGGGTCTTTTGCGTTGGTCAAACTTAGGATTAATCCACAAGTATTGTCCACGTACTCCGCTTGCTTTTTGTTTGTCTGAGATGTAACCGTCGTCTAGTGCAAAAGCCCTAAGGTACAATCCATACAGTACAATCCAACCGATGTATGTTTTATCTTCACCATTCCATCCTATTGCTCCATAACAGCCTGGCTCTACTTGTATTGGTTTCATTGTAGTAGCACGAGCACCTGTGTTTTCGTGGAACTTGCCTTGTTGTGGAGTTACTCCTAGTAGATCCTTAACGTGCTTACGCATACCGGTAAACACTTCTCTTGCCACTTCTTTGCTGTCTGCTGTGTAACGTAGAAAGTTGGTTAAATTGCTCTTTGGTTGCATAGGGGCAATAAACTCTGCATTAGTACCGTCATCTAAGTTAAGTCTAATTTTTAGCTTGCGTTGTCCACCTTCATTGTTAAACATTTGCACAATTGCTCGCTTGACATTGTGTGGTCCAAGGGGTGGTTCCTCCTCAGAAATTTCGTCTTCCATAACCACCTTTCTTTCTCTTGAGTCAAGAAACTCTTGAGCAAGTACAATATCTATTGAGTTAGGCGAAGCCTTGTCAAGAGAGATCAGAGACGGAGTCGTTGCAATATGTTCTTCTTTGTTATTCTTTTGTTCTTCTATGTTATAATACTCTACGCCATTTTGTCGTATCGCTGTATCTTTTGCAATTAGTTCCATTATTGCTGTACTCATAATAATTTCCCCGTGATTGCAATTACATCATTCTTGCTTAACATTTGTATTTCTACATTGTGTTTATCACAGACCAATCGTGCATAGCCGTCTTCTTTGTCTTTGCATTTGTTAACGCTTACTGGACATTTGTCGTGGTGTTTTAGTTTTGTAATAGCCATTTTGTTTTCTCCTAGTTGTTCTGACAATAGTATTTATGCAATACTACAATTTTAGCATGGTTTGTGGTTTGTGTCAATTATAATTTATGGCTCTTAATTACACTGTTGTAGAGTATACGCTATAACGGCACACAACGACACATAAACTATATAAACTAACACAATCGCTTGTTAAGGCACATTGCAACGGATTGCTTTCATAGTTAACGCTTGAATTGAAGTTTAAGCCAAAAAAAAGTCTGCCCTCAACACGCTTTTAAGTGTTTTAGCAGACTATAAAACGACTGGCGTTTTTATCCCTCTATTCGTCAGAACTAAAAGGTGTAGCAGAAGTTTTTCCAACGGAGTTGCCCAATGGCATTAGGACATAATTAGGAGTATAGTGACAGCCATACACTTCTGCTACAGTATTATTTATCATATACGTTACATTTTGGCTTGTTCTTGGCCCCTGGTGGTCTACCAATTTTTTTCATAAATTGTTGTTCTGAATTTAGGACTGTTTCTTTTCGTGGTCTACCAAGTGTTTTACCAGTGCTAGATTGGCGCTGTGTTTTAGGCTTTTTGCCAGCAATAATGTTGTGTTGGTTTCTTAATTCAACATTGTTTAAATTATACTCATTAGTGATTGGACATTTGTAGTTCTTACATACCAAACATTGACTAGTCCAATACTTGTAAGGTACTCTCAACCTTTTGTACTGTACAACTCTACTTTCATTTAGATGCATATTGCAATCTTCGCAAGATATGTCGTATACTATTTCTTTAAGTTCTAAAGGCAAAGTGTTATTAACAATAGGGTCTTTAGTGTCTGGACCGGCTCTTGGTGGTGTTTCAAATAATAGTCTGTCAGATAGATCTTTTGGTATGTTCTTCATACATCTATTTAAACAACCTTAAGATTGAACTTAGTTAAACTGGCATTGAACTTATAATAGTAGCAACAGCGCCTACTAGGGCAACAACAATAGTGCTTACTGCAACTATCATAGCTTTAACTAATCCTTTGTTGCCTTTGACAACACCTGTGTGTAAATCAACAACAGCGGCTTCAACTTTTTCTAAGCGTTCGTTCAAGTGAGCATACCTTATGGCGCACAAATCAACATGTGCTTCTAGATGTTCGCGTTCGTATTCAGTGGTGTCAGGCATTATGCACTCCGTGCTTCAACTTGCACTCTAAAGTTTCTGCTGTCAACTAGACCATTGCCTGTTGTGACTTTGCAACTTACAATGTATGCTTTGTCTAGCTGTCCACCACTTAGTTCTACATAAGTTTTAGTGTTGCCACTTGTTTTGCCACTATCTGCAATAACAATTGGTGTTGGATCATTGCGTCTTGCTGCAACTGTGTATACTACTGTTGATATAGTATCTGCGTCTTCTAACCAGTTGGTCCAGTTAAATGTATAAATTAATTGTGCTTCAACATCTTTGCTAATCCAAAGAGCGTTTGCGGTTGGCTCAAAGCCACTTCTATTTGCGGTAGTTAACATAGTATCTCCTAAACTGTGTATTCTCTTGTTTCATCTAATATTGCGTATTCTCTTGTTTCTTTAAGAATAGCGAACTCTCTTGTTTCTTTTTGTATTGTATACTCAAGCTCTTGCAAGAGTGTAATAATTCTTCCGTTGCCTATTAGACTTGTACTACTGTCTAGGTTTGCACTTGTACCTACTAACTTGCCGCCACTTGCAACTAAGTTAGTAGTTGTATTTAAGTTATTTGCAACATTTCTTGTTCTTGAGGCACTTGCAACTAGGCTTGCGTTGTTGTGCAAGTCTATCTCGTTGTTGCGTGTCGCACGTACTGTTGTACTAAAGCCCATTGCATTGTCAAGTATAGCACTTGCACTAATCACGCTGCTAGGGCTTATTTGAAGCTCTGTGACACCAGTAAGACTTGCTTCTCCAGCTATGCCACTTACAGCTTCTACACTTAATGTGCTTGCACTAGTTAAGTTTGCAGCACCTGGCTTTGTTGTACCGCCTGATGCTGTAATGTCAGCAATTACATCTAGTGCAAAGCCATTGTCAGCAATTACACGAGCATCTGCTGTTAGTGTAGCAACAGTGTCTAAGTCAACTAAGAATGTACCTATCTTGGCAACGCTGTTAAGTGTTGTTGCAAACGCACTTAGGTCTGCACTGCCTTGCTGTATTCTATATGCGGCTGCTGTAGATGTAAATGCTGTGTTTAGGTCAGAGGTGTTGTCAAGTATAGCACTAACATGAAAGTTGTATTCAAAGTTAGCACCTGGTTCAAACACTTCTAGGTCTATAATTCTAGTGTAAACAATTGAGCTTGTAAATGCACTGTTTAGATCAACACTAAATCCAATTAATCCACCAGCAACATCAGCATCCATAATGCTTACACTGTTAAAGTCTGCACTAGTACCTGCAATAAAGTTAACATCAGCATCAACAACAACTGCTGTGCTTAGACTACTTGCAAGCTGTACTATTTCGTTTACATCTGCACTTAGGCTACTAACAACATCACATGCAATCAGTGTGTTACCAATCTTGTTGACAACATTTATTTGACTTGCAATACTGTCAAAGTTTGTAGTTGCGTCTTTAACAAATCCTGGTACTACTGTTAAAGTTGCTGTGCTTGTAATGTCTGCACTTGCGCCTTGAATTACGTTAGCATCAACAGTTAGTGTGGCCGCACTCTGTTGTAATACAGTGCCGCCAAATGTTCTGTTTGGTGTTGCTGTTAAACTTACAGTTGTGTTTAGCGTAGCGGCCCCTGTTAAAGTGGTGGCTACCACTGATACATCATCAGTATAGTTTCCATCAAAGTTGGCTAATACAAGACTGTCGCCGGTTGAAGTACCAGCCATATCATAGTATGTAAACGGACTGTAATAAGGATATGTTATACCAGTTGGTGCATCAGTGTCAATTTGATAATGTGTTGAATCGTAATACATATCACCATAATTGAGCTGATCTAAATTCTGTAATATTAAGCGTCCTTCTTGTGCGCCTAGCAATGATAGATCAGCTTGAAGTGCTCCAGTGTAAGTTGAGCTTGCTGCAGATGTCATATTATTGTTAATAATAAGTCTAATTGTACCATTCGTTTGTCTTGTTAAGATTACATTGGTCCAGGAACCTGAAGGTATTGTAGCAACTGGTGTTGTAGTGGTTAAGCTAACATAAGTGCCATCTGGCTTGCGAAGTTTTGCTGCCCACCTATCATTAACTTCACCAATTGCCCATAATGCTGAACCACTAAGATTACTAAAGTTTGTATACGAGTTCCCTAGTTTTCCGTGAACTATAAACGGAGTATTAATAGTTACGAAGTTGTCATTTTCAAAGTATACCCAAGTTTCAAATACAAACGGAGTACTAGCTGGTATTTTATTTGAATTGTTATATAATGGATCAGAAACTACTTTAAATCCAGGGCTCTTTATCTGAACACTATGAGTGCCCCAGCGTTTGGTAGTTGAATTAAACGCAACATCAGTGCCGGTATATGGTGTTGTGCTTGTATTGTAGTAAGCATTAAAGTTAACTGGGCGATTGTACGGTAAGGCCTTAGGTGTAAAGCTAATTGCATTTGCAACCATTGTAGAATTTACACTAATTGCAACATCTGCGTTAACAGTCATTAGTAGGTTAAAGCCACCTGCACTTGACAACAAAGCACCAAAGTCCCTAAAGACTGATGGTGCTGTTTGAATATCAATAGATGTGGTTTGAGTAGATTCTACTCCACGAGTTCTATCGCCTTGCAAGCTAGCATTAATAATACTGTCAAGCGTAATTACATTACTTGCAATCTTGCTTACAGTAGCACTCATTGACATTGTTGTGTCAAGTATAGCTGTGTGGTTCTTAAGAGCGTCTGCTGTTAGTGTAGTATTACCAAACGCTTCAAAGTTTGCATCTGCTTCAACTATCTTGCCAACACTAATGGCCATAGTAGTTGCAACACCTAGTGCTGCATAAGCTTCTCTTACTTGTCCTGCACCTTCATAGAAATCGTCATCAATATAACCTTCAAAGATGTAACCGCTGGTATCAGCAATTATTACACTAATAGAGGCTGTAAGAGCACTGCCCATGTTGACTTGAGCTTCTGCTACTATGTTATAGTAACTTGCGTCTATGTAACCTTCTTCAATGTATAATTGATCAGCCATGAATTATTCCTTATATAGTGTATCTAATAATAACTATGCCACTGCCGCCTACTCCGCCACCATGGTTGTATGCATACTTACCACCACCGCCACCACCAGTGTTTGCTGTTCCGTTAGTTCCTCCAACTGGGTTGCCGCTTTGTTGTGTTTGACCTTGTCCGCCGCCACCACTGCCGCCTGCTCTTTTGCCACCTGTTTTTGAGCCACCGCCACCGCCGCCACCAAAGTAAACAGTGCCTGCTTCGTGGAAGTCTGTTATTGCGGCGCCATCACCACCTTGACCTGAAGTACTACTTGTTGCACCAGCGCCACCGCCACCACCACCATAACTGTTATT